ACCGGCGACGGCTACGGCGACGGCGACGGCAACGGCAACGGCTACGGCTACGGCACCGGCGACGGCTACGGCGCCGGCGACGGCAACGGCAACGGCTACGGCGACGGCAACGGCAACGGCTACGGCAACGGCAACGGCAACGGCAACGGCTACGGCAACGGCAACGGCTACGGCAACGGCACCGGCGACGGCAACGGCGACGGCAACGGCAACGGCTACGGCTACGGCACCGGCAACGGCAACGGCTACGGCGACGGCAACGGCTACGGCTACGGCGACGGCAACGGCAACGGCTACGGCAACGGCTACGGCGACGGCAACGGCAACGGCAACGGCAACGGCTACGGCGACGATAGCGATAGTATTATCTACTGGATGCAATCACTTCCAATGCTTGACCCGGCAATAGACAAAGCCGGAGCGATTTTAGCTTACTGGCTATCCAACGCAGATGGGACTCCGGCTAACGGTGGCAGTGGCACAAAAGCGAGGGTTGGTCTTGTCGAGGAAATTTCAGGACCACTCAAAATTTGCACAAAAAACGCCTTACACGGAACACTCAAACCTCCGAAATGGAGTGGCGAGCGCGTATGGATCGTTGCTCTATACCCGCCCTTTCAGTTTCAGGAAGATAAGATTGCCTCGCTCAGACGAGAATTTATTGCTAGTTGTAACTTTAGCGGAGGAAACTAAAATGAACGCATTTGAACGCTACGAACGCACCAACGCCCTCGCTTTCAATCATGAGGACGAGGCATATCAGATGTATCTCGAACAGAAACGTGACCGCGAAGAAGCCGAAGGCGAACTCGAAAATGTTTTGCGTTCGGTGGAACTTGGAAACGGAACGGTAACAGAAGTGAAACGGATCCGGGAGCTAGTGAGGTTTCTTGGGATCAATTTACAGCTTTAGGAGGACATGGCATGCCCGATACCAGGAAAACAAACAAAGCGAATGCACCGTTAGGCAACGCGGACGCTACGCCCGCGTTGAGCGCCGGGTTAGAGCGCACTGGAGAAACAAATGACCGCTGTTATGCTGATTTGTATAGGGATGACCTGGGGGATGTGCCACACGGTTATACGACAAGAGTACCTGACGATGGCGGCCTGTATGGCTGAACGCGACTATCAACGACAGCACACTCCGAATCAGTCAACTAATTGGAGCCTGAAATGAAAGCACCCAAAGGCAGCAGTGGTGGATTTGAAAAGCATCCCCCTGGTCCGGCCGCAATAGTGTGTACTCGCATTATCGACCTTGGAACGGTCCATAACGAGCGAAAGCTGAAAGACGAGCACAAAATCATGATCGGATTTGAATCGTCTGAACTTATGGATACCGGCGAGAATAAAGGGAAACCGTTCATGGTGTTCGCGAATTTTAATTTCACCATGTACCAGAATTCTTTCCTGTGCAAATTCATCGAAGCATGGCGAGGCAAGCCGTTCGGCGACCAAGTCGATGCGGATGCTTTCGATTTCCATTTGCTGCTCGGGAAGCCGGCATTTGTGAATATTGTCCACAATGGGGATTACGTGAACATTCAATCTCCAATGCCACTGCCGAAGGGGATGATTCCGCCACATCCTGTTAGCGAGCTTCTGATTTTCGATATGCAGACACAAGATCATTCTGTGTTTGAAATGCTTTCGGAGAAAATGCGGGAACGGTTGAAGAAGGCAAAAGAATGGGGGAAGCTCGGTTCTAACGGTTCACTAGAACCGCCCGCCGGCCATCCGGCGTCCGAACCGCCGTTCGATGACGATATACCTTTTAATTAAGCCCCTTTTAGTTTATAGTGTCCGGGGCTTACATAAATAGGGCACAAAGTGAGAAAGAAGGAATGTTTTAAGTGCAGTAAGGAAAAAAGCATTACCCAATTCTACCGCCACCCAAAAATGGGGGACGGTAGATTGGGAAAGTGCAAAGAATGTACCAAAAAGGACGTAGCTGAAAACTATCGGGCCAATAAGCCACATTATATAGAGTATGAAAAAAGGCGGTTTCAGAAATATGCCAGAAAAATAGCGGCTAAGTCTTACCAGATTAAAAGACGGAAAGAAAAACCAGGCAGGTATAAAGCGCAGACCACAGTTAGTAATGCCATCAGGGATGGAAGATTGCTGAGAAAGCCATGTGAGGTATGTAAAAATGTTAAATCTCAGGCCCACCACGATGATTACCGGAAGCCATTGGTTGTCCGATGGCTATGCCGAAAACATCATCTCGAACACCATGGGAAAATTGCTTACTAAAATGCATCGAATTTGGAATTAGAGGACAAGAAATGAAAACCTGCCTTAAATGCCGGCATGCGGCGTGGGATCTAACCGCCGCAGGGAAGCTACATCCGTCAGGAGGCGGGCTGTGCAGATACCCGTGGAAGATGCCGCAACTCCCGGCCTCAATGTATTGGGTTGGGCACGAACCCAATCCGTGCGGCGGGTATATATCGCGCAAGAATGATCTGAAAGACCATTGCTCATACTTTAATGAGCCGCCCGACAAGCAAGGAGACTAGGAACATGGGCAAAACTACAGGCAAACCGACATCCCCCGGGCAGCAGGATAGCCCGTCCGCCTTAAATGACGGGGTAGATTGCGCTTGTGGAAACAGACAGCCGCACATGAGATTAGAAAGGTCTGGGATAATGTATTGCGTATGGTGGGTTGGTTGCGAATTGCATGGGATGTTTAATTGCGGCGGAGGAGTGGTAGACGAAGCGTTAGCTGAGTACAGACGCATTTTACAGCTAGCTAAAAAATTAGCACAATCTAACTAGTATTAGAGTTGGGTTTCGGAGGTTCTTATATGCACGTTTACAGATTCTTGCTTCGGCTGTGGGGTACGCGCCACGCGAAGAGCAGAAGTTTCCGGCATCGCTGCAAGTTTGTTTGGGGATCACGATTATCCGAAAGCGTGAGTTACAAACTACTGGAAAAGTCTATTGAGTACGAGAAACCTAACGACAAGTTGTGCGGCGGCGCGTAAGCGCCGTCCGAACGAACGCCGTGTTATACGGCATTTGTAGTTTAACAAAAGGAGAAAAGTATGAACACAGCAAGCGCAGTATTTATGTCTGTAATTGGGTTTGTTTTTCTGGTGCTGATTCTTATGTTCGGGCTTCCCGTCTACTCGGTTTGGCAGAAAGGATTAGCCGGAGAGGCCGAGTTAAAACAAGCTGAATGGAACAGGCAGATTGCCGTGCGTGAAGCCCAAGCACAATTCGACGCCTCGAAGTTAAAGGCACAGGCAGAGATTGAACGCGCAAAAGGAAACGCCGAAGCCAACAAGATCATTGCCGGCGGGCTTGGTGGACCAGAAGGATATTTGCGGTATCTGTACATTGATGCGCTTTCGCACAACAAGAACGCGCAGATTATCTATGTGCCGACCGAAGCCAACCTTCCGATACTTGAGGCTTCGAGACGCAAGTGATGCCGTATAACTAGAATTAGGCCACCTATTTCCTGAATATAATACACGAATCAGTCAACAATTATGATCTACACCAATAAGCGCGGACTACCAGAGGCGTATTGCAATGCAGTACGCCGACAGCCGTATGACAACGAGGGCACGCTATCAACCACGACCTTGATCCGTCCTCCTCAATTGGTGCAATTGGAGAAGAAACATTGGGATGAAATAGAAACCGATGTCGAGGATGCGCTTTGGAGTCTGGACGGTAGCGCAGACCACTATATCCTTGAACTTGCCAAAGACGCGGGCGATTACACCGAATTTCGGCTATTCTGGGAAATGGATGGCGTGAGAATTTCCGGGAAACCGGATCTGTTGACAGTTTTAGGCGTGCTAGTGGATCATAAACGCACCTCAGTTTGGGTAATCAAGGATGCGCTGAAAAATGGCAAAGCTGAATGGGATCAGCAATTGAATATCAACGCCGAGTTGATTCGACTGAATAACGATTTCCTGGCGTATGCGAATTGTTCGCTGATGCCTGAACCCAGAGCATTAAGAGTTATCGCCCGGGCGCGTGACTGGCGGCCTTCCGAAGCCGCGAAATACGACGATTACCCGCACAAAATAGAGATCATCAAAATCGAAATGTGGCCGCGCGAAAAGTGCCAGGAATTCATTCGCGATCGGATAAGACTGCATTCGCTTGAAACTCCTCCGCCGTGCTCACTTGAGGAGCGATGGGCCAAGCCCGGCCAGTGGGCGGTAATGGGCAAAAAGAAAGCACTCAGGCTGTTAGCGTCCGAAGAAGATGCCCTGCAATGGGCTTCGATTGAAGGGATAGATAACCCGAAGATAGAATTCAGGCCGGGCGAATCATTTAAACGCTGCAAGGAAGGGTATTGTTCTGTGGCAAAATTCTGTCCTCAATTTAACGCCGAGCAAAATTCCGCCGAGCAATTGGATGAATGACTCCCATGACCAAGACCAAGAAAGTAACCAAGCGCCGTAAAGGCCGGTCCGCACGAGCGAATGGTTGGGCGTAAATGGAGGCACAGATGTACGGAATTTTACAACAGAAATACCTGGATTCGGTTGGTGGTGCAGGGCACCAAAGCGCAGTTGAATTGCTTGGTAAATTCGACACTCTCTATGCCGCTGCGAATGCGTTGATGGTTGAGATTGGCATGGACGGAGAGGTTGATACCGGAAATCCAAAGATAGTGGCAGTAATGGATGCCCTGCATGATATCGACGACGGTAACCCATTGACGCCCAACGCAGAGCTAAGGCGCGAGCCGCGCAGCGGCGAGTCGCCTTGAGCGCCGGGTTAGAACGCGAATGCCGATACGGCCCGAGAACAAAGCACGCTACCCGGCAGATTGGAAACTGCGAAGCCGGTTTGTGCGGCACTACCGAGCAAAGAACCGCTGCGAGTGGTGCGGAGCCGAGAACGGACAACCGCACCCAGTAACAGGCAGCACGGTTGTTCTGACCACGGCCCATGTGTGGGACGACAGACCGGAAGCGGCAAGCCTCTTAAACCTTGCCGCGCTCTGTCAGAAGTGCCACAACGGGCACGACGCCAAAGCCAGGCAAGAGAGACGGAAGGAACGATTGAGGCACGAGAGTGGACAAGATGTTTTTGCGTTCTAACGGTGTTTTCAGGCGCACAGCCGATGATCCTAGATAGGGCGCGGCACTTTCTCGCGTCGCCTGGAAAACATTGTTATGCCTCGGAGGCTTGAAGATGGATGACATTGAGTTTCGCTGGAAATGGAAGCCAGAGAAAGGCGCTTCTGGTTCGTACAAAAAGGAAAGACGGATTTTGCAGTACAGAGTACAACGAAGCCAGAAGATCGCAAACGGCGACTTTACTTTGCCGAAATGGGAGCCGTGGAAAGATGTGCAAGAGGCCCAACGCCGGAAATCACGGGCCGGCGTAGCCGGTCCCGTGGATTGACTTGTTAGCAGGCAAACAAATGCTGAGAGTATTGATAGCGTGTGAGTTTTCGGGGACCGTGCGACGGGCCTTTAACGATCTTGGCCACAATGCCTGGTCTTGCGATCTGCTGCCAGCCGAGGACGGCTCGGCTTACCACTACCAGACGGATGTGCTGGAGTTACTGACACGCACACAATGGGACTTGATGATTGCACACCCGCCATGCACACACTTGGCTGTAAGCGGAGCGCGGTGGTTTAAGGGAAAGCAGAAAGAACAGGCCGAGGCATTGGAATTTGTACAAAAGCTGATGGATGCCACAGTGCCAAGGATTGCGATAGAGAACCCGATTTCTATTATTTCCAGCCGGATACGGAAGCCGGACCAGATTATTCAGCCATTTGAATACGGACATCCCTACAGAAAAACGACTTGCCTATGGTTAAAAAATCTGCCAAGGTTGACTCCCACGGACATAGTTGAAGGGAGAGAGCAAAAATGCTGGAAAGAACCGCCACACCCAGATCGGTGGAAAAGAAGGTCAAGGACCTACGAAGGAATAGCCCGCGCAATGGCCGACCAGTGGGGTGGGTTGATGGGCGAATTGCCGCATCCAGAATAACCGGGTTAGCTAATCGTGTACACGGGCATTCATCACCAGAACATCGAACAGCAACATACAGGTCCTGGGAAACAATGCGCGCAAGATGTAGAAACAAGCACGATCCTTCGTATCAACTATACGGTGGTCGTGGAATTAAAGTGTGCAAACGTTGGGATAGCTTCATCATGTTCCTGAAAGACATGGGGGAGCGCCCACTGAACACAACAATAGATAGAAAAAACTGCAATGGAAATTACAAGCCCTCCAATTGTCGCTGGTCAACGCCGAGCGCGCAGCAAAGAAACAAACGTAACAACAGACTTATTCAGTTTCGAGGTGAGATCATGCCTCTTGTAGCTTTATCAGAGTTAAGCGGTGTCCCATACCACAGACTTTGGGAGCGCATAGTTCGTAGAGGATGGAGCGTTGAATTAGCCATATCGAAAAAGAGCCAGGCTTATGCGTAGTTCGCCGCCAGGACCAGACCGGTGGAAGGAACGAAGCCGCACTTACGCAGGCATTGCGGCTGCGATGGCAGCACAGTGGGGTTTGCCTGCTAACGCCCTGCGTGAGCCGCACGCCGGAAACAAAGACGAGGAGTCCCTGAAATGACCGAAGAAAAGAAAGCAGCAGATGGCGCATCGGAAGGCGTGTCGGACTCGACGCAGTTGTTGGGCTACCCAGCAACCCATACCGTGCATTGGCCATCAGGGCCGGTAGATGCTTGTGAAAAGCACGCTAAACAATTAGCTGCTTTCGGTCGCCACCTTGGCGTTCACATTGCCGTAACAGTGGCACCTGACAACGCTCAGTGCTACAACTGCAAGCACGAAGCCGGATTGCCAAATAGAGAGTAGTCCAACTAGTATTAGGCCACCTGGAATTACTACACGAAATCAGTCAACAATGAGCATATCCGAACAGCGCGCCGAGCAGGCTTTGCGATATCTGGCCGAGACCGATGCCGAATGCGCTCGTCTGGAAAGCTACTTCAATGGATTGGACCGGATGAAAAGCCCGGTACGCTCAGAGGCGTTCAATGCTTCATTGAAGAATTCAAATGGCGAGCGAGATCATGAATCTTATGCCTCGATGTCGTATAAAAACCATCTTGCCGCGATGGCATTAGCCGAAGAAGACTATCTCAAAGTGAAATTAAAACGTGAGACAGAGACGCTGGTTTGGGAACACTGGAGATCGGTGAACAAAAATAAACGGGAAGGGGTCGTAGTGTGAAAAAGAAGAAGCTAAAAAAACTTCCAACCCTGAAAAATACTCTATGGAAACTCATGTCCAGAGTAGTACGCCAGGTTTATGCCAACCATGACGGGCATGTAACATGTGTGTGTTGTAACCGAGGCTATCACTGGAAAGAATTGGACGCTGGACATTTCATCCCAAGATCGAGAGGAGCTGGAGTATATTTCGACTGGTTCAACGTACATCCGCAATGCAAGGCATGTAACAAGCCGCTTTGGAATGGCGAAATGGGAAAGATTTGGTATTACGAGTGGATGCTTTCCACCTATGGCTCGGAGGAAATAGATCGGCTGAAACGGTTATCTCATGGAACCGGAAAATGGGATCGTGGCTGGCTGGAAGAACAGATCGAACATTATAAGGCGTGCGAACTTGAATTATCATAACCTGAACCCGTTTCTCCGAAGACCGGACCAGATTCTGGAAGCGAAAGAATGGTATACCATGGGCTGCGGATCGTGCGGGAATCATGTCTTGAAACGAGACAAAACGGCGTATCATTGCTCGATGTCAGTCCAGGAATATCCTGGGTTAGACAACAAGACCTGTTTACTATGGCGAAGGAAAACCAAAACGACTGGAGCGTTAGAATATGGAAAATGAAAAAGGTGTGCCAGTAAAAAACTACTTTAAACTACGCGCCAATTCTGGCGAGAATTTCCAAATTACACCGGATGGGCGGATTTTTTGGGCGCAGCGCGAAGTAGAGACGGACGATGAATTTCGCGTGGCGATGGTTGAACTGAAAGATGCTTTAAGGGTTGAGTACACCATTCGGCTCAATGGGTTTATCAGTCTGCAAGATGCAACCCAGGAACTGGATACACAGGCAACCACGATAGAAAATAGAGCCTCCAGTTTGCTGTGAGCGCCGATCCCGACGACTGGTGGAAAGCCGATGCGTTGCGAATACGCGCTCATGGGATACGAACTGCTATCAATGTATTGATGAATATGGAGACCGAGAAAGGAGATTAAAAAATGGAAATCACAAGAGCACAACTATTTAACATGGCGGCAACCATTATGGTGGTGTCATGGCAAACCCAGCTAACGCACATTTATCAAACGACCAGTACGGACAGCAAATGGCACTTATAAATGTAATGTATTCGATTGAGCAAACCATGGTGCAAAAAAGAATTATGGTTGTTGCCTAACGCCGTTTTAAAATGTATTCGTAGGGGAAACCATGAACGAAGAACAACGAAGCATGACAGATGAAAACGCCGACGCTTGGTCAATGATTGCTCCCGTGCATCAAATACAACGACTGACCGACTGGGCCAACATGCTTGAGGCGCGGGTGAAAGAATTTAACCCGCAATATAGGGCATATCCTTGGGGGCGCAACGCGCGTCCCCTACAAAAAACAATCGACAAACGAAACAATGAAACTAGGTAATACCAGAGATGCAATTCACGATGCCTTGGCATGGGGATATTTGCAAAAAAACAATGGGTTTATCGAATACATGACCTATCTTGCCAAGATCGACAAATCGGGATTCTCACGGGATAATACGATGGATTTCCTTGAAGCTGGCTATATCTGTGCGGCTATCAATATCCTCCCAGGTCATTTGGGGGCTTGGCTCAAATTCTCCTATGGCCCAGAGGATTCCAGAACAATACAATCCATGCTTGCCTCTCATTTACGATTTCAGCTTTTCCCTATCTCCAATCCGAAAAAACATTACCGCATGATCGCAATTGCCGAAACTTCGCTCGAAGGGTATCGCTTGCGGATTCATCAAAACCGGGATTTACCGCTACAGATTTATGCCGAGAGATCGGGAGTGTGGCCGGCGAATTGGGATCGGGATGGGTGGGAAAAGAGGAAAGATGAGATACACGACACAATCAGGAATTGGGATGCGGAAGGAGTAGGACAGATTTCCAGGATGGTGAAAGCATTGCGGGGAGATTTGGAAGGGCAAAGACCGGCAGAGGTCTTGTCGGAGTTAAGAGCCTGATATCTTGAATCTCATTTATAGCGAATGGTTGGGCGTAAACGGAGGCACTATGTATTACCAGATATGTCCGAAGTGTGACGGCCAAGGAGTTGTGTCAAAGCCGCCATACGTTGCCGGTGACGTGCACCAGTGGACATCAACATGTACATCGTGGACGTGTGATGTTTGTCGCGGACAAAAAGTTTTATTGGTTCCGTGCGTGACGCCCAACGTTCTGGATGAGCCGCGCCGCAAATGAAGAAACAGGAAACAGCGCAACGTAACCGGCGTCGGCTCCAGACCGACAAGATTGTGAAGTATGTTCTCAGCAAGCACCTTACTTGCGAGCATGACAACATGCACGACTGTAACAGGTGTTTGGCTCGCTGGATAAGAGAGGCATTAGCCAAGTTTGCCTAAAATGAACAGGAAACGTGGGTTTCTCGTGGTTCGCAAATCCTGGGGTTGGGGGGTCGTTAGACTGCGCCGCCGACGAATACGAAGGATGTTAGTATGGCGTAAGATACGCGGAAAATGGAAGTTTAAATAGCGGGAGTAGGCCAGCGGCTGATGCTGATGTAAAGTTCCTGACAGATCGAGCCCTGTCAGGCTTTGGATTCTGCCATGGCTAGAACCGACGAAGAAAAGGAAGCACTCAAAGTCTTTCTACGTGAAAGACTCCTCATTGTCTGGCGCGGTCAGGTAGATGACTGGGAGGATGGGGTAAACTGGATCGCGAACAAGACCGGCTATTCAGTCGAGTTCTTCGAGAAAACGATTATCCCGTATCTGTGCGATTGGAACAGGCAGAAAGATTTGGCCGATGCCAAGGGCAAGTTCATGGCCGAGCTTCCGAATATCGGCCCGTTCATACGGAAGCAGAAGTACAAGAACCCTTTACCGTATCAGTTCACTGAACTAAAAGCGGGGATTCATGAAACCAATCAAGCAAAATGTCATTGCGGAAGAACAGCGGCCATTCTTGCCTTTGGAGAGTATCTTTGCTCATGGCACTACTCTGCGAAATACTGTAATGCCGGGAATACAGGACTCGACAGGCTTAGAAAAGCCTATCAAAACAGGATCCCGGCAAAGCCCGAAGAACAACTATTCGACTATCTGCGTAGATCGCTTCACATCGGAGCAAGAAAGAAAGCTGGTATGGTATCGGATTAAAGATTGGTCTCCTGATCTGGCTGGGTTTTTGTCTTCAATAGGAAAGACATTCGGCAAACCTGAGAAAACGAGGATCAAATGGAAAGGTTAAAAAATCTGGGATCGAACAATATTCTCCTTGTTGCGATAATTATCATGGCTAGTATTGTAGTCGGTGGCATATTCTTGACCATGCTTGTAATAAATGTAATAAAATCACAATCTCTCATAGAAGCCCGCGATAGCTGTCTTGTGTTGGCAGAGAGACAGAATCAGGAGATTGTCGAATTACGGGAAGTGGTGGATATTATGAGACCGTTGGTCAGGAAATACGGTCATTGAGGATGGGAACGAAGAGTCAGAGCGGGAGGTTATATTATATGGCATACGCAGACGATAATTGGGCAAAACTGGTCCCTGATTTGTTAGGCGCAGTGCTTGAGACCTTCCCGTTCATCCCCCCTGCCCGTGAGGTTGCCGGCGAAAATGGAAACTTTGTGGTCGAATGGCAATGTGCTGGGAAGTATTTTGAAATCGAGGACGCCGGTGACGGAACCCTGGCAATAATGACCGAAATTGACGGTGTGTATCGTCACTGGGTTTTGACGCCACAAAAACAGTCAACTATTATTTTGACATATTGCCTTTCAGGCCAAGGTACATCCTTTCACCCAAGATAAAGCTGGTTGGCATGCCTATAAGCTCAAACGCCAAGGCCTGTAATTCTGGCGTAGAGGCACGCATCATAATAACCGTCCCTACTGCTATGGATAGGGCTGCTGCGATGTACCTGAACGATCCACGGAGGTCTACTACCCATTGTGAAGGGGTTCCGTTAGGATTATCCAACAAAGCCATGGCTTTCAAACGCTCTATATTAGCATTTTCTAATTTAATCTGATCGTCTACCGACAAACCGATCCATTTCCTCGATACGGTAGCGAACAGATTCTTGAATAGGTCTATTGCGGCTGGCGCTACGACTGAGGCGAGAATAGTTTCCATGATTACTCCGGGATTTTGCAGTGCTGGCAATTGGTAAGCTCATAATGAGGCCCATCGAAGAAACCTTTGAAGTCTCCTCCCCATCTAATCCCTATTCCCAATTTATGGGCCGTCTCTTTCACAAAATCGGCAAAATCCACGATCTTGTTTTTATCCGCCCAATCCACCGGGTAAGGCATGACATCCACAGCGCACGATGGTTCATAGTTATGATTTGACTCGCCCCATCTCGCTTTCGACCTTCCGTTGCGGAAGGCCTCCTCTTGGGCTTCTTTCCCTCTGTGACCGCAGAGTATCTTGCAATCTTCGGTCTTGATGACTTCGCGGAAAAGTCTTTGCAGGTCTGGATGGCAGGTATCTAGAAGCGAAAGTGATTTTTGAGAATAGGAAGGCATAGGCACGTCCCGCAGTTCATCTCAGTTTCTGAATGTATTGTCTGGCCTGGTCCCCCAGTTATCCCGTTCGCCTCTTGGGGTGTAGAGGTCTTTCCTTATTTCCGAGATGGAGATTTTCAATTCCTGAATTGAGTCTTTAAGATGAGTAAGCTCAGAATAAACTATTCCCCCGAAGACAGCGGCGAAGATGATGATTTCGATTATCCTTGTGGTGTTCACATGAGGCTTCCCTTGTGTAATTAGCATAAATGGAAGATGTGCCGCCAGAGAAATTAGTTTTTCTACCATTAGACATTTTCCTGAGTTGCTGTGAATTGTGTGGTGGTAGTTTGGTCATTGCTCATTTGAATGGGATTCCTATTGAAAGACCTATTGCGGGATCGACTTTAAAATCTCCTGATTTGACCGGGGGAATGATGTTGAGTCTCCCGTTCCAGCCTTTGCCCTGGTATTTTAATTCCGGGATGAGAAACGGGACAGGTTTGTTAAGATACCCGCTAATCAATCCTGTGTTATATCCAACCGAAAGAGGGCCGGCTGAACCCAGCGTATTACCATATCCAGCATAGAGACTGTTTTTCCCGATAGAGTTTTTATAACCTCCAACCCCGAAATAACCTGAACTGTCTTTAAGACCCACCCTCATTCCTAATCCGGGATTCGATTCATTATATTTCCCAGCATTGCCTGGATGCCTGGAAAGCAAATGGATTATGGCTTCCAGCGATTGAGGGTCTAGTTCCATTTAGATGGGTTCAGGCTGCTTAGCCAGCTCGATGCGTTTCGCCAGTTCGGCCCCCGGCAGCGGCACAAACTGCGTGCCATCGTGGGTGTAGGCGATGACACCTTCCTGCTTGAAGTCCGCCGGCATCGCGGAGTCCGCCAGGCGCAAATAGCGCTTGCCCGATGGCGGCGTCATCACGCCCAGCTCGTGGTCGAGCACGAAGCCGCGCTGCTCGCCGCCGAATTCGCCCGTGACGGCATCAATGGTGTAGAGCACTTTCGGGATCACCGCAGAGGCCCCGGTCTGCTTATTTGTCACCGGGTCGAGTTCGACGCGCAGCGTGATGTCACCCTGCTGCACAAAGCGGCAATGGTGCTTGACGTAAGTGCCGTCTTCGCGGAGTTCGGCGTAGTAATTTCCAGTATCGAGTATCATTTCATTTGCTCCTTAGTTATTAACCTTTGAGAACGATGGCGTGGATTGCTCCATAGCCACTAGTTGAGTCTGATCCTACTGAGGTTGCTGTTAACGAAAGCACCAGCGTTCCAGAAACAGTAACTCTCAGAATTCCACCTACCGGGACCTGCCAGTCAGTAGCTATGGCTACGACAAACTTTGAACTGCGCAGATCGCCGAATGAATCGTATGCTAATACAGTTGCCCCGCCAGAGTTTTTACCCGCTGAGGCAATTACTATACCTGCGGTTCCACCTTTAGTCGCGTAGACTAAGGCTGAAACTATGATACGATCACCAGCCACTACTGAGCCTAAATCTAGTGTAGTAAGTGTTGTGCCGGTAGCAATTGTGATGCCAGAGCCGGAATTAGTTACCTCCGTCCTCTGCACCCGCGCGAGCCCGACTGTGCCGGCGGTCATTACGCCGTAACCGTCGAATACCACCGTGCCGTAAGCGAGAGTTATAGTATAATTGGGGTTTTGCAGGATGGCGTACGCTGCTACGATGGAATCGTACAGGCCGATAAAATTATCGCTCCGTTTGACCCATTGCCATTTTTCGGTGGCCCCATCGGAAAATGCCACCGCCGCTTCTTGCCCAGTGGTGCCGGAACGAACAATTATTTTTGTGGTGCTGGCAGCAGAATTCTGGAAAATCTGCCCTGTCTGGAACGTCCACGCCCCGCTTGCCGTCGGCGATCCGGCGATGGTGCCGGAGATCGTGGTACCGGAGAGCGTGCCGTTGACGTGCCTTATTTTTTGCTCAACCAAAAACCCGTTTGCAGCGGCGTTGACCATGATTTTAATCGACTGTAACGGGTAAACCGTTGTATCAGCCGATGTTTCGTTGATTGTATTGGATGCGGTGGCTCTGGCGAGAGCCACGTTGTTCGATGTATCGGTCGATACGACATCGCAATACCATCCGGCCGTCAAGGTAGCCGCGTCCGTAAGAGTAAGCGTTACTCCGGAACCAGATACCTGTATGACTTTATTGTAATGAGTCGCCCCCAGCGTGGTATTCGTTGTAACCGCCGTCGGGCCGTTGTCGAAATGCGTTACTAATTCCGCATTGATGGCATCGGCAAGAGTTTTGACAGGATCGGACAGTTTACCCTTAATGGTGGAGTATTTTACCTTATTGGCCTCTGTTACCGACCCGTCATCAGAGGGAGGAACTGAGTTATATCCGGATGTGCTATTGGATGAGTATTTTGTTCCCACGGCGGTTCTCCTGATTTTTCCCGTTTATTGCTCTTGTAGAGCCTGCAAATACGTAACAGCCGCCGCCACTTCCGGGCCGGTATATTTTTTCGGTTCTGCGGCTTTCAGCAGTGCGTCGATACCTTCGTCCGTGGTTAGCAGTTTTTTATATGCTCCCGGTAGAAGTTTCCTGGTAAGGAAACCACCTAAAAAGATGGTCGATCCACCGTGTCCTGTGCTCAATCCGGTCGCGGTTCTGGCTAATTCAACGTCTTTACCGACAACGCCTTGGGTAGCCTTTTCCGGACCTCGCGGAACAATGCGATCCATATATGCCCTGACCCTCAATAATTTGCCAAGCCGTTCTTTGTCGTCAGCGAATAGATTCATAAAATTTTTGTCCTCTTTCCAGTTTTTCAGCAATGACCTGAGATCGACGCCTGATCTTCCTACTTCACTGGAAATGGGACTGGTCGATTTGGCGATGAGATCGTCCGCCCACGATCCTTGCAGGGATTTTATGATTTGTTTATCGTTTCCGAGAAGCTCCGTTATGATTTCGCGTTGCTCCGGTGTAGATCTGGACCACGCGGATTGAATATCCTTGACGGTCAGAGGACCGCGCTTTTTAGTGGCTTTTTCTATCACCGCACCCAATGGTGTTGCCCCGACTTCGGCAAGATCGTTCATTGTTTTTGCGTATTTCACCCTGGCTTCTTTCAAGACAACGGCCCCGGGAGATATTCTGGATTCCCCTGCCTTATCCAGGGCATCTTCCATGAAACCCTTCATCAAATTTGCTCCGCGTTTTTGCGATGCCTTCTGTACATCTGTCAATATTCCTCCGGAAGGTTTCGCTTCGACTGTGTAATCGTGGAGCCACGATTGAACCGATCTGATATCGAACGCTCCCTTCGAGGGAAGTCTTTTAAGTTGTCTTCTGAGATAAGTGATTGTTGCTTTATCGGCTTGCCCGAGATTTTTTGCCTGTCTCATGGATTTGATTTCTGAAACTATTCCCTGTTTTACCGGAGTAGTATCAATCGTCCTTTTCGCCTTATCGAGCATTGCCGCTCGATCCAATGCGGCCTCGAATTCCGGAACGCGGGATGATTTCAGGGAAGCAATTTTAGCAACAGTCTTCCCAGCGAGGGCTTGGGATGCCGTTTCCGCAGTAGTCCCCCCTGCTATTTTCTTGACCCAGCCTATAATCCCGGTTAGATTATTTTCCGATCTGACCGCCGACGATTCCGGGAACGCTCCGGCAACTTCTCCTTCGGCTGCCCTTACTCCTTCCCCCAATCCTCTTTCGGATGCGGACAATTGCCCGCCGAATTCTTTTTGAAGTTTTTTCCCTTCCTGTACCAGGATCTTTCTTTGCGGGTCGCCGACAACTTGTGGTAATTCTGCCTTGTAAGCCAAACGATGCGACGGCCTGAGTGCGTCGATTCCAGCCTTCCCCAAGGCTCCGATTGCAGACGGAGCCATCGCCCCGGTCATTTCCGCATAGGGATTACCGGGGAATATTTCATTCGCTGTTGCCGCACCGGTTCCCGCTGTCAAACCGGAAGCAAGCGATTTACCCATTCCGATACCGCCAATTCCAGGCGCGGCGAGACTAGACCCGACATAACCCGCTACTTTACGACCGAATTGAGCTTCCGGATCCGGTTCCGGAGTTGCCTCCAGTTGCCTCAATTTATCGGTAATAAACGCCGTCGGGCTCCAATTTTTCTTTCCGGTCAACATGGCCGGGATTTCCCCAACAGTCCCGATGCCCAATCCAGCGAGAAATCCTGGTGCCCCGCCGACGGCTCCACCGGCCGCTGCGAGCACTACAGGAGGCGCAATACCGCTTTCTACCGCAGATCCAGCATATTGAGCGGCACGACGTTTCATATCTTCCGGGACATCCCGGCCAAGCTGGAATGTTCCGTAGCCTTTGATTCGATCCAATACAGCTTGATCCAATACAGCGGCTTGTTTTTCTTTCTTTTCACCCGTGAATACTCCCCGGCTGCGGAGTTCATCGAATGCAGCAGCTTGATCTTCTGTCATTTCCCCCGATGAGCGCCGACGCGCTAACTCAACCAAAGCATCGCTTTTTTCGCTCATTGTCCTAGTGCCTTTTTGAGCAAATCTTCGTTTGACATATTCTTGAATTCTGGTTTTTCGTTCTTACCCGGTCTATCCGGCCTATGCCTCGACAGACTTTCGGATAGATTTTTTCTTGCAATATTTCTTGCCATTGTCGTGTAGGGATTATTCTTGCCGGACGAATATGGTTGAATTTTATTTATATCAATACCGATATTGTCGGCAAGTTGCCCCCATTCTTCCGGAATCTCGTAATCTTTTCCTTTGTAATTGGAAATTTCAGATTTGATGATTGCAGAGAAAAGATTGGAGAAGTTCTCCGCACGTTTCCTGTTGTGCGCTTCCGGCAAGCCAAAAGCCGGGCGAATATCCATCGCCCTCTTGATGTCCGGCTCGGACGCGGCTCCCTTCTGGAAGGCTTGCGCCAGAAAATCGAACTGCTCTATGGCCGATTGAGCATTGGTAACGTCTTGATCTCCGGCATTGGCCCAAACTTTCACTCTTTCGATATTCCCGCCAACTCTGCCTGAAATTTTTGTCAGGGCGGGAATGATGTCCTTCATAAGATTAAGAGCATTAAGACCGGAAGTTACTTTCGTTACTGTATCTGCTGGAACGGCTTTTAAAACTGGGCCTTCCTGTTTATCTCCACCTCTACCGATAGTCGCCGCTAAATCAGCAAGTTTCTTTGCTCCCTCAACATCGCCCATGCCAAGCAACTGTTGCATGGCCCCGCCCAAATCCGCTTTCCCAGGTGCCCCTGGAGAACTCATTTCTTCATTCGGTTCGTAAACTGGTGCTTTGGGTTGTTGGAAATTACTGCGGAATATTTCTCGCTGACGAATGGCTTGACTGACAAATGGCGCTGTCTCCGGGTAAAGTTCTGTGAATCCCTGGATATCCTCATCCTGATATTCTCCAGCCACAATACCGGATAAAACCGACCTTAATTGTGCTTGATTACCTTCGTCGGATAAATTGAAACGCCGCTTGCTAATTCTTATCGTCGGTTCATCCGGGTCTGTAGGCGTTAAGTCTCTTAACGAGAGCGAATTGGGGCGCATTGGCATAAAATTATTTCATCGTCAATTTTTGAAGTATCGGTTCCTGCCTCCAGCTTGAGCCGCTGCTTGTCCCTGTGCTGCCGGACTCTCCCCAGCTTTCGGCGGTGCTTTCCGAACCTTTACCCAACAAGAAAGCCTGCAATTCCTGCTGCAAGCGTTGTTGCGCGATTTCCGCAGGTAGTCCGGATAATTGCGCTTCCATTTGCACTTTGCCGATAATGGTATTGAGGATATCTTTATCAATTCCAGTGACGGCCTGGAGCGTATCGGCATCCGCTAATGCAGATGCTTCTCCTATGCTTCTGGCGGAATCCATGTCGAAATTAGACATTGCCTGCTCACCGAACGAAGACCCTCCTAAACCTCGTAATCCGACCGATTGACCCAGTTCCCCTCTCCGGCGCGCGATGGCTTCTTGAATCGGGTTCAATCTTGCCTGTCTTAACGCACCTTGATTCCCCAACAAAGACGATCTGGCCGTCCCCATTTTCGATATAAAATCATCCACTCCTCCGGATAAAACAGGGGACAAATTACGGTATGAAGCCAACGATTCTTCTTGTAATGCCCTAATCGACGGATCGAGCGACAAAGTTCCATTTTGGAACGAGGAAAACGGAGTTTTTGTTACACCGAATGTCGTTTTCTGGCCGCTTTTGCTTCCTTGTTTGCTCCAGCTGCTTTGCGCGCTGGATTCCTCCGTCTCGCCGCCGCCGAACAATGTTTTAGTTATGTCGCCCATTTTTTGCCTCTGATCGAATAAATGTATTCATCGCCTCTTATATCTCCCATGGGGATTTTGCCTACTGCGTGAAATACATTAGGCGGGAAATAGTTCACGCATTTGTCGAATAAGACCGTCGATTCCTTCAAACTTTTTACCACGCAGACCCCGGTTTTCTTCGAGTAACGAATCATCTGGAAAAACGCAATACAAGTCCGCAGAATATTTCTCTTCGTGGCCCATGGGAAAAAATGAACGTGCGGCTCGATTCTCCAGTCGTCGCCTTTTACTGCAATCAGCGCGATCAAACCCATGCCGTCAAACTCACGATTTCTGTCTTCCACGACGTAAAACGGAAGTCTGTTTGCAGCTTCCAGCATTTTTAGCAGGAAATCTTCCTGCGTATTTATGTCCGATAAGAGTGGAATCGGGTGATGTTTATGGGCAACCCATACGATCGAGATATCTTTTGAGAATCCAGACCCCGTTGCATTTTCAGTTATCTGTAACGGCCTGATATGAGGTCTATCGTGCTTAAACAGCCGATTTCTTGCTTTTTTGTGATTGTTCACACTTCAATTTTCATTATGTCGAATAATTGAGATGACGTTACGGATAATTCGAGATTGAACCCAGCGCCTCTACCGATTGGGGAAAATCCTTTGGACGAAACTCTGTCGGCATAGAAAAATCCCGAATTCCAATAAAACAATCCGCCGAAATACCCCGGCCCACCCCAATACCCTCCTGGGTCTCCAACTGGAGGTCCTTCCAGGGGAACGGTGCAAGTATTGATTGCATAATCCTCTCCCCACTCGAAATCCATGATTAGATCGGCATCGGCAATGCGCCGGTAAAAAACTCTCCCCCTCAATTGTTGTAACTGGGGATTGAAATTTCCAATATTGTCGTAATATTTCGATCTGCGAAACGCTTCAATGGTGGTATTACCGTTATCCCCATCCCCGGTTCCTTCCAGACAATAAATGTTCCCCGTTGAATCTCCGAAAAAGACAAAATAATCGTCTGTCCCGGGAGAGCGCATGTAAACTGCGGTATTTGTGGAAAATGACGATGTATGCCCGGTTTTATAAATCGACCATGGGGAAAATCCGACTGAAAGCATATCCTTGAAAAAAACAAGCAGTTTATTCGAGCCTGCAAAAAAATATACTTTCTGCCTCTGCTGGTCGTAAACTGAAATGCAGTCAGTCAAATTTTCAACAGTAGGTCGTATCCACCGCGATAGATCGTCGCCTTTGATATCGCCGTAAGTGTCGGTAGACCTGACGGATTCCACACCGCCGCCTTTTTTCATGTAAAAAACATCGTCCCCGGTAAGAATCATGGTTTCCGTACCGGTGGCGAACGACCCCGGATAAAATGGATCCCATTGGAAATTGACCGAACTTGTACCGGATAATTTCCACAAACTCCCGCCTTCGGTGGAAATTATCAACGTGCCGTAAAACGGCGCTACCCCGTTTATCGGGCGCAAATCCGGCGTTACCATGTAGAAAGCTTCGTTCCCGGTACTGAACGATGAATCCTTCGCCCTCAGAGTCGTATTATACGAAGTCGGAGTTTCAAAAGCCGATGCCACAAGAAGATGCGGCGTATCGTTCCCGGCCTTTACATTGAACAGCCACATCCTCCCAAGATGAACGAGTCCGTATTTCGCATATAGATCGACCCCCAATCCAGTCGTAAGCGTTGTTAATGCCGAACCGTCCCATTTTTTTACAACGGTCAGTTTGGATATATCGGTTATTACCGAATAACCGCCCAGGGTCCATGTGACGCCTCGCAATTTAGAGGCCGTATTGACCGTTCCTTTCGATGTAAAGGTCGAACCGTCCCACAAATAAACCGTATTTGCCGACTGAACCAGCGTTGTTTCAACATCCGCCGAGGTAATCAACTGGACAAATCCGTTTATTGAAGCTGCATTAGTAGCCGTCCCCTTGTTGTCGAATGGTTTTCTCGGACGAAAATGAGTATCTCTGGATCCAAGCTCAAAATTGTATCCGAGCGTGCATTCTTGATCTTGAACGAGTGTTATATCCTGCTCATTGAGGCCGCCTTCAAAAGTAAGGGTAGCCATTAGCGGTATGAATATCCGTAATATGACGATGGGTTATCATGCCTCAGAAACGCATACAGCCTCGATTTAGCATTGTTGTAAGCGGCGTCTTCAACCAATAATCCTAAATCTTTATCGGATTTCATAAAGAAGAACCTTCGAGCCGCCATGGAAACAAATGAATAATGTTCTTCGTTGTTGTGAAACGGCATGGTATCCGACGAATTGGAAACCATGACAGAAGCTTCATAATCATAGGCAAGACTACGGTTGTTGTAAGTGGAATTCGGTACGTTATAAAAAGCGATTTTCTTCGTAGTCGTATTGTCCCAATACCAGTAATTCGGCGCGCCTTCCGTTGTCTTGTAAAGAAGATCGTAATGCTGGAGCAATTCTTCCCCGCCTTTGTATTCGTAAATCCTGGTTCCGTCGGTTGCGTCGTAAAATGACGCAATTCCGAAAAAACGGATGAAACCAGCCGCTAATGCGTAACTTCTGGTTGAAGTCAGCAAAGTAATCGTGCCAGATGTTTTTTCGTATGGAACAAGTCTTTCGGAAACAATCTCGGCGATTTCGTCTTGAATAGCGATTTGAGACAATGAAATATCCGAGGCATGCTGCGTGTCACCGAAAGTCGTTATGCCGTCATCTCCACCGCGAATAATTCCATTTATTCTCAAAACCCGATTAACCGAGTCTATGAAAGTCGCCATGTAAGACTCCAAAAAGAAGGGGGCGTTAGCCGCCCCCAATTTATTGCTATTTTGTTGTTAGTAGTATTCTCGGTACTACGAGATGTCCTTACACAGGGTCTGGATTTTCACAATCCAATTCCCATTGAGGATTTTCGTAGCATGCCACGCCTTCCATGAAACCTGACCGATTTCATTGAACGCATCGGCGATGCCGGACGATCCGGGCTTGTGATAGATGATCTCGATAGGTTTGTCCCTGTTCTCATCCATCGTCTTTACGGAAGTGCCGAATGCCGCTCCGAGCCCGACCGTGCCAATCGCGTCCTTGCCGTAAACATACGATGTATACACATCGTTGGTATCGACGGATGTGCCGCGAAAGACATTTGAGGTTGAGGTTGTACCGGCTCCGGTTTCGATGGGAGCGATTTCGGTAGTCACCCAGCGAACGCCTCCGACAGCGCCGTGTTCGCCCACGAGCGTTTCAGTATACCCGCCGTATTGCTCGACACCGACATACCCGGTAATAGCGCGAATGTCGATTTCCACATCGGGGTGGTTAATACCGAAATAACTGGCGCGAACAGTCGATGTATTGACGTTCGTTGAACCAGTTCCCATCGGGAACAACTTCATTGCGGAATTACGTTGAAGTTTGTTGACCGCCCACTTCACATCGTTTGTCAGCATCTCGGCGACCACGGCGCTCTTATTCGCCGCGCCAGAGGCGTAGCGAACTTGAGAAGCGTTGTCGAATTCGAGACGGGCAACCGAATTCAACGACTCTCCGGCGTTTGCGCCGAGAACATCCATGAGCGCCATCGTGTCGGAGTCGATATTGAACAAGTCAATTTCTTCTGCCAGGGTGATGCCGTTGGCATACTTGGCTACAGCCTTCGAGATGTTGGTATAGGTCGGGCGAACCGTGGTGCGGCCGATACCGAAAGCTACTGTGGAACCGGGGGACGCCTGAGTGAGCGCCGTGGTTACCGCAGCAAGGTTTTCGATTCGACGCCACAATACGGTGGCCGAACCCTTTTTCTTGTCCAAAGTTCCGGGTCGGGTGCCATTGAAAAACGGCAACACCTTACGGGCCGCACTCAGAAGTCCACGGACATATACGTTATTGACTTCTCCGGGGAGGTCTGAGGTACTGGTTGTTAAAACAATAGCCATCTTTATTACCTTCTATTAGTGGCCCACCATCTATCGAATTCAGTATCGGACATATTAAGCGGTTCGCTAGAACCGGATTTCTGCTGAGTTGTAGACATGGCCTTTTGACTTGCCTTGGCCGCTCGCTGATTTTCCATCAATTGAGGATCGGAACGCACCTGAAAGACTTTGCCGGCCTCGGAGGCGATAACATCCAGGGCTTCGTTCAGAGCATTCGGGTTTACGTTCCTGTTATCCCAGATTCGCTTGAAAATCCGGTCATCCCGGTATTTCTTCTCAAGCAGAATCTCCGCGTAAACAGAGTCAATTTTCAGTTTATCAGTGACTTTTGCGACCGCCTTGTTGACCTCGGTATTCAGTTTTTCCAGTTCTGCGTTTTTCCTGATCTCCGTAACGGAATTCGCCAGCTCCCTCAATGTCCCGCCGATAACGGTATTTTGATAAGCCTGGTATTTATTCCACCCTTCCAGGTCGGAGACTGGATCCGGCACAGCCAAAGGCTGTGCGTATTGCGGCGGTTGCTGAACTTGAGGCTGAACTTGAGGCTGAAAATTCTTTACTTCCTCCTCGACATTATACTTCTTGGCAACATCCGCCAGAGTAGGTTGAGGGGCTTCTTTTACTTCCGTTTCAACAGGCGCATCGCTCTGCTGAGCATTTTCTTCATTCATTTATGTTCTCCAATCTTAAAAATATCACCCAAATATCGAATCCTTCCTTTTTGGCGGATTCGTGCTTCCAGACCTCCGTATTGTCGTTACGGGGATCGTGGCCCGGAATGACCGGTCTTTGATCCATGATTGTTTCAATCACGGACATAAATCGCGGATCAGTTTTCAATTCAAGAAGATATTCGTTATTCATGCGGCTTCCAAAAGTATTTGGAGGATCAGATGTTCTTCTTCATTCATTTCTTCTTGAACCTCGATCAACCTTTTCTGCGATTTTTCATATTTATCATTTATCTGCTGTTCGGCTTTTACAAACGCATCATGGAAGTTTACCATCGCTATTTCAACATTATCTGCAAGACGTGCTTTTTGTTCCAGCTTCTTTGCCGCTTCAAAATCCGCTTTCTCTGCGGCAAGCCGGATAAGCCGAATCAATAGTTGCGATTGCCCCGCTTTGTGAGACCATGCTGCCCCAAGTTCCCAATGAAGTTCCTCCGGCGACATAACTCCCAGCCGTGCCAACCTCGGTGAAGTCTCCGAGCGCCGGAGACGCGGTAGTCTGAGATGGGGTGACTGTGTTGTCGCAAACAGCGCATTTGATGTCATCCGTTGACTCCCATCCGCCATCCAGCATGAAGGCAAGGGCTTCGTTGAAAACGATCAGATCGCCCCTGGCCATTATTCCCTGGCTCCGGTTGCTTCGGCCAATTTACCATTGGCATCGCGTGTAATTTTGACCTTAATCGGCTTATTCATATGGTTGATAAGAGTGCTTACTGTTTTGTTCATTTCCGATAATTTGTTGTCCACTTCCGATGTCTGTTTCTCTGAAATGGACAAAATCTTGTCGAGAGAACCGACGATGGCATTTATTTCCGATATAGATATCACCGGTCCCTGCTGACTACCGGCGGATTTCGCCACTTCCAATTGAGCCTTGAGCACGCTCAATTCTCCTTCGAGCTGCGTTTTGAATTCAGTGACATTTATCTGTGTTTCCGCGCGCATCTGCGCTTCAACCATCTTGGCTTCATTAACCGCCTTAACGATGGCAAGTTCTTTTTCAAGCTCGAATGTTTGCGCTTTAAGCTCATCAATGGCTTTCTGCGCCTCTTGCTTGACCTGAGCGACTTCCGGAGATTCTTCCGGAATATTTATATATCTTTCAGGATTCTTAACCCCGGCATCTTGGTAAGCCTGTTTTGCCAATTCCAGGACATTCGGGATATCCCTTGTTTTCTCGTTCCCGAGAAGGAAAGCCGTTACGTCATTCGTCCGCGTAGCCCTCGCCTTTTCTCCCAATGCGCCCCTTGAACCCACCACATCGAATACTACGTTATCTGGTATTTGATCGCGGGTTACGCGCATGAAATCCGGGGCATCCAATTCCGGGTTATAAAACGTATATCCTTCCAGGTTTGCCTTGTTCAATTCATGCTGCATGTAGAGAAACGGCCTAAGAGCATGTCTTTCCTGTTTATCCACGAATTCAGCAGTACGAATTTCCGCCTTTACATCCGCCGTGGTAATTTCGGTTGCGGTTTTGTCAGTTGAATCGCCGCCCGCTCCCGAACGGATAGCATTGATGCCCAACCCCTGATTCAATTGTCCGATGATGAATTCCAACCCTATCATGGCGGATTGCGGATCTCCTGCCTGTATTTCCTTTATTCCATAGGTCCCTTTGACGCCGATTTTGGCCCCGGGAGCCATTCTTGGCCCGCCATCGAGAACCATTTGAGGATCGTTTGCATCGTAAGCAATCGGCGGTTCCACCTTCATTGCCATCGAATCCACCAGCTTGTTCGCCAACTGGCTTCCCAATTTTTGCAACGGTGCCAGCTTGATAAGTGGCGACGTGGAATACGGATCGCGAATGTCCATCCGTTCGTAGCCTGAATAAATTATGGACGGATAAGGAAGTTCGTTCGGCGCGTAGTAAACGATAATGTCGTTTGCGAGAATGACTTTTGAATTCGGGAGAACGATGGGGCTATCCCCGCGCTCTATTTCCAGGTCTCCGTAATATTTAATTAACTCGATATCGTCCGTTTCAACATCCTTGTTGTCATGTTTCTGCTTCCCACTCTTTTTCACCCTTTCGATGTTTTCTGCCATCCAGCCGTCGCCAACGGCCATTTGCCGAAGTAGATATAACGGGATGAAATCCACCAGGATCATCGAACCGGTGTAAAACAAATCTGTCCCTACTACCGATGGTGACGGGTCAGGATATGAATTCCACATGGAATATGGAACCCATACCGGTGCCGATACCTGGTTTATGCCGGAACCATCGGTATATCGGATCCGATTATCCATGCGGATTTCAGCGACATAAGAACCGTGGTGGAGAGCTTCCTTTACGGACAGTTCATACCGGGCTTTCAAGCCGAAATCCATATGTTGCTGAACCAGCAATGCCCGATAGGCTTTATCGGTAAAATCCTGCGATCTTGCGTTTACTTGTTTAGTCCCGGTATTGGGATCCAAAATCGCAGGCAATTCTGCATGGGACTCGAACCATGAACGGTTCGTCGGAAACGTCAATCGCATAACATCGGCGGTAATGATCTCAGAAGCCTTCGCCAACTCCCCTAACTCCATGACTGAACGCCATTCGGGGTCGATTTTTTTCCCGTCCCTGGAAAACCGTTTCATCGGCTCCATCGCAACCTGCCGGTCCACTTCCTTCCAGATTATTTCATGGGACTTGCGAAATTTCTGATCTTTACGCGATTTATATTCAGAACGTATCTTATCCGCACATTTGTCCCAATCTTTACGGGAAATTTTTCTTTTTTTGATACCGTTTATATCCGTCATTTCAGCCCCAATTACTCATGCCCGCATAAGATTGTTGTGGTTTCGCTCTGACGGGTTGCGTCATGGCATGACGCCTCATCTGCACCGCGTAACGGGTAGCGTCCATCAAGTCATCGTTGAGTTTTACGATTTCACCGTCCTTGCGATGGTACATTCGCCACTCATCGAACCAATCTTTCAGGTGCGAAAATACCTTGAACCGTCCGGTTTCCATGCGCGATAGAATTTCCAGAACGCCGACTTCGACGCCATTCCCTCCTTGGCCTTCCTTTTGCCCTATCGAGGGTGGATTTGAGAATGGCTGGAAGTGCATGTTACAACCCATGGATCGGTATAAATCCGCCATGGGTTTGCCGGATTTCGGGTCATGCTTCATTCCGTCATGCGGCCATGCGATTGGAACCCATTCCCCACGCGATTTGATGGCTTGCGCATGGACTTCCAATAAAGCCTTGGATTGTTTCCAAACATCGTAAACGTAGATTACGTCCGTGTCCCGATCCCATGCGAGACATACCAGCGCAGCCGGGTGATCCCACCCGAAATCCACCGCGAAGATTCTCGCCCAATGACCGGGAATAACTATCGGATCGGTTTTGAGAACGTCTTCATTCACCGGATACACGATACCTGTGCCCATCATCGGCACACCCCGGCGGCGCATTTCTCTTTCGTGAGACGGGATTGCCCCTAATTTCTGTTCCTGTTTTTCGGGAGTCATGTGAGGCGCATCGTCCCATTCCGCGTGGACGACAGCCTGTCCCATTTTTAGATCGTTTACGAATTGATGCACTACGTTCGTAAATCCTTCTTCCGGGGTGAAGGTCAGGAACAAGATACCATTGGTGGCGAAAGTCCCACGAAGCATTTGCGACCATACGTCCGCAGGCGGTTCTTCGTCACCCCAACCGCCGTCGATACGGTATCCCATGAATTTCTTCGCACCTTGCTCATAGGCACGAAAATAAACTTTCGACCACCCGCCGGAAACGTGTTTCACCAAAACGGAATCGTAAGCGTTTGGGACTCCGGGCTTTCTCGTAGGCTCCCCGATGAACTTCTTCGGAACCGCTCCGGTCCCGAGCGACCGGTCATCCGTGGGCTCACCGAAGATTTCACGTTGGCATCGGTCACGAGTCGTTTCGTTCGTGGTACTGGCAACCATCCATTCGACCGGCTTATCGAATCTATACCCTTCCCACCACGCAGGATACAGACCGGTTAAATGAAACGCCGTCTCCATCGCGCCGCAAAATGTCTTTCCGACCTGATTCCCGGCGATTAACGCTCTTTGAGCGGCCAGTCCACCGCCCAGTCCATGAGCATGGTGAAACTTTTTTTGATAACCATACGGCTCGTAGAATTCGAGCCTATGCGTATTCCGGTAATTTTCTATTTGCGATACGAGATTTGTTACGTCTTCAAGTTTATTCATTAAACTTATTCACAAGATTCCATAGTCGTTAAGCTGTTCCAGCCATCAAGCTGTTCCAGCCATCTCAAAACTTATTCACACATTGTAAGCCACGCATTGTTCACAAATAGTTCCGGTAACGTCTTTTCTCAAATGAGCTGAACGCAAGTTTTGAAAAGAAAGGCTGTTCCAGCCATCCATGAAAGGTACTTCGTTTAAATCCGCCATCGTCCATTTATCCGCCGCATCGAAACAGCAAGCCGAAAGTTTTCCATCGTGAGTAATGTGACCTTCGGTAAAAGCCGACCAGCAAGGAAGCGGATCGCGCAACGCCCCCAACCTTGCTTGATTCCCGGCCGTTGGCCTGTAACCCAATTCGCGCTCGCGCTGCGCGGACAGGTTTCCCATCGAATACAGCGGTAGCCAGTAATGTTGGTCTACATATGGAAGAATTTCTTCCACCAATTCCTGCATTTTATCCTGCTGTTCTCCATCGTATTTGATACTGGAGGCATAAAGCCGGCAGGCATATTTACCTTGCTCGCGAACCCAATAAGTATTTTTGAGATTCATGAGCGATTGAACCCATAACTTCGATTTGACCCCGGCAACTTTCTCGAATTGTTCCGGGTCGGCATTGTTCATGCTGAATTTCAGCGAATCCAGACCGGCTTCCATGCACGCCTTTACTGTGGATGCATCCGCCAAACTTCCGTTCGTTGTCAAAAATACATATGGAAATCCGACTGTTTTGGCATACGAAATAGCCTCCGGCAACCAACCGCACATGAACGATTCGCCGATGTAAAATACCCCCAGTTCACGAACCCCCGATTGGTACATCTCCAGTACGATACGTTCGTAAAATTCACGATCCATCCCACCGCGTTCTTTCATTCTCAGCCGGTGTGCACAGAATCCGCATCGGTAATTACATTGCGACGTTAATTCTATTTTTACCGATTTCGGGGCCGGAAGGATCGCATGACGATATTCAGGGGGAATTCCGGTTATTGCGTCGATTCTATCGGTAATCATTTTTCCTTTTTATGAATTGAATTGAGTTTTGAAATCCATTTCCTATCGCAAATATTCATTGCATCCTGCGCTTCTTTCCACCAGATCGAGGCCCCCGGCGCATCGCGATATTCATGCATCGCCGGAACCCCCAGCGTCCAATGCAGGATTTTCCCTTTTATGGAATCTCCTTCATCGACTAATCTATTCCATTCGGGAGGCAACTCTCCGATTTCATCCGGTTTCAACCATCCGAACCCATGCCAGTAATCTGGACTGGTTTGTTCCCAATCGACCCTCCGCCAACCGTAATGTCCGGGGTTGATGAGCATTACGCTCGACCAATGCTTGCATGGATAAGCAACATTGACGGACTCCATTTCCGTTCCCTTGAGCTTGGGAGATGTCGGTGAATAAACATTACGCTTGACGACCTGAACCGCTTTATACGGTTGCCACAAGGCTTTAAGACCAGCTATGTCCGTAAGACAGACCTGATCGGCTCCATCCGCGAATAGAACCGGGTCACCTGAATATCCAGATATACGAGCGCAGAGATAACGTGAGAAGGTGAACTCATTAGAGGCCCGCAAATTCAATTTCGAGAAAGGCGAGAAATACGAATTTGGATCCTTGATTCGTCTATCCAGAAGCGTGAATTGGACCGGAATGGATGCTCGCTTGATTATCGAATGCTGGAAAACCCATGACCCCAACGCTTCCCGTTTATCGTAACCGAGGAATACCTTCATGAGTGCCTTCGGCATAGGCCGAATTCCGCCCGTTTATGAAAATTTCCGATGTAAATTCCTTTTTCGTGTATACGGTCGGCATTTTTATACGAAACCGGATCTTTTTTACGATTTATGCTGTACCATTCGATTGAACGCGATCTCAGAAAATTACCTCCGACGATTGGCCGGTGTTCAATTCCCTTTTCATCGAGCTCTTTCTTTATTTCTTCTATTTTGTCGTCAATAATAGCAAAGGCAAACCAGGATGATTTTCCTGTTCCAGGCTCTTTCTGAGACCACCAACCCCGGTTTTGACATACTTCCTTCCATCGTTCGGCGTTTTCACGTCTTGCGGAGATAAATCCGTCAATCTTCCTTAACTGTTCAATCCCAACCGCCGCTTGCATTTCCATCGGCCTGACGTTGTATCCAGGGAAAAGAAATTCATACGCAGATGGCTTTACATTAAAGACATTCTTTTCCGGTAAGTGCCTTGTCCATCCGTGAGAACGAAGACATAAAAGCATCTGGTAATAATATTCGTCATTCGTGGTAATTATCCCGCCCTCCATTGTCTGGATATGGTGAGAAAAAAACATCGAATGTGAAGACATCAACCCGAAATTACCGGTTCTGAAATTACTATAAACCGCGCCCATGGACTCGCAATTGTCTTCCAGAATATTCGTGGAAGGGAACCAGCGATAATCATTGGGGTTTCCCAGCAGATTTACCGCCAGGATCAAATCCCCGCCTTCATAAGCTTCTTTCAGCGATTCAATGTCATAGTTCAGCGTGTCTTTGTCTATGTCCACGAACTTCAACGTCCATCCATATTGCTGAAACGGAGAATAGGACGTAGACCAGGAAACCGCCGGTACAATGACCGTGCCGGCTTTATTCCTGAACGTATAGGCCGCAACCATGAGAAGGTTTGCAGAGGAACCGGAATTGACCATGACGGCATACTTGGTCCCCACCCACGCCGCGTACGCCTCCTCGAATTCCTTTACCTTCGGTCCCATCGTGAACATCCCCGAATCCAGGACGTTCAAGATGGCTTCTCTTTCTTCCAACCCCCAGGTACTAATCGCCAATGGATGCTTCTTTACAGGCTTTTGCAATTTCAGACTCCATCATCTCTTTGATTAAAGATTCAAAGGAATACTCTGGTTTCCACCCCAATGCTCTGATCCTGGACGAATCTCCAATCAGGCTGCCTACATCGGCGGGGCGGATATAATCTTTATCTTGTTTTACAAAACCAGACCAATCTTCAATACCGATATATCTGAATGCCTCCGTCAGAAGTTCTCTGACTGATCTGGATTCTCCGGTAGCAACGATATAATCATCCGGTCCAGGTTGCTGCATCATGAGCCACATGGCTTCTACAAAATCTTTCGCATGCCCCCAATCTCTCCTGGCATCCAGATTCCCGAGAAAAATATATCTCTGTAGCCCGAATTTTATTCTGGCTACTGCCTGACAGACTTTCCTGGTTACGAAATCCACTCCTCGAATCGGAGATTCATGATTGAATAAAATTCCATTACAGGCATACAGTCCATAAGCCTCACGGTAATTAACCGTCAGCCAATATGCTGCAAGCTTCGATATTCCATAAGGACTTCGTGGATGAAATAGAGATTTTTCATTCTGCGGCGGCGGTGTCGATCCGAATAATTCGGATGTTGACGCCTGATAGAATCGTGATCCGGTGGATTTCGCACCTTCCAGTACGTTCAATGTACCGATAGCGTTTATCTCGAACGTCGTTTTCGGGATTTTGAACGACTCTCCAACATGCGACATTGCCGCCAGATGGTAAACTTCATCCGGTTGAATATCTTGAATCAGATCTTTTATAGATGGATCGGTGACATCGCCTTCATGTACGATAACACCAGATGGAATGACTTTGGATTGCGCGGTTCTTCTCGTTAAACCATGAACCCTATAACCTTTATTCAAAAGTAATTCAGTTAAATATCTGCCATCCTGGCCGGTCAGTCCGGTAATAAATGCCTTCAAACGGCCTCCTTACGCTGGCGCACGCCCAGGGGCTTTAAATGAACCTCAAGCTCGACAGATATTGCCAACTTCCTCTCGTCGGCGCGAAAAGAAGACTTTTCGATAACGAAGAATTCCGATAATTTATTTATCCACCATTCCGGTGGATGGACCGTAAGGTGTGCATTTCTCCCGTCCGGCAACTTCTTCGCGGCCGGAGAACAACTGATAGTGAAAAACCCGGCTTTAATCATCTTGGACTTGATATGTCTCAACACATCATCCAGACAATCCGGCTCTATATGCTCAAGAACATCCGTACACACCACCAAATCCGCAGGTTCCGGTTCGTTGGAAAACTCAGTAATAGCGGGGTCGTATTTCTTGTTTACGAGAAGTTTTCCTTTACCGCATCCATAATCGAGGACATCTTCATATCCGAGTGCTTTGATAACGGCATTCCTGAATTTTGAGCCGGATCCGAAGGATCTATATTTTTCGTGCATCCTGATAAGTTGTTTTTTATACTTATCGCTAAGCAGCATGAGGCATAACTCTTGGTTTCGCGCCCTTCTTTTTAGCGCCCTTGGCGTGAAAGAAATATTCCCCCAACACAGACCTTTCAACGACATCCAGGTCCGCCAATGACATTACCCGGTCTTTTGGAATCTTGAAAAACGGGGATAGATTGTTGCCAGATATGCCGGATTTCTCTCTGGCAAAGTCGAATGCTTCACAATCATGCCACCGTTTATGATCCTTGAACCATCCATGCCGGATAAACCCGATGTAATATTTCAGGAATTCCCTGAATTTCTCATTTTCGGTGTCGAAACCGATAAACCCGGTTTCAGTATGAAATCCTTCCCTCCCCAAATACGAAAGACCCTTACCGTCGAACAGTTTTATCAACCAATCGTCGGTAACGGGTTTTCTGACAATACTGTCTGCATCGAGCCAAATAACTTTGCCATTATAATCTTTCAGCACATCCCATTGTGCCAACATCTTTCGTGAGAATCTCCATACATCGTAGTTATAATTATATTTACCGTTTACCATTCCATGACATACGGGCGTATTCTTGATGTTTTGATAGAAATTCATTGCCCCTTCGATGTCGAAGAAGTTTCTAACTTCTATTTTTCCATTGTCTGTGTCTATGTCTATCGGTTTCTCGACATAGACAATAATTTTACTCGGCCAATTTTTAATAACCGACTCCAGCATCTTCCTGGCGTAAGTCTCGTACCCGGTACTGGAAAATGTGGTGATTGCTAATGTGGTATTTGCTAACAAATATTCACCTTATAAACATTTGAAAGAACGTTCAACAACCGATTTTCATTTTCCCAGTCGTGGTTCGGGTACGGACCCGCTCCGGTTCTCGGGATTGCAAAATTTCTGTCAAATGGAATCTTTGGATTCAATAATGAATCGAACCCTAAAAGACAAATCTCTTTCGGGGACCATCGCTTGATCGCTATCAGAATAGCGGCCATCCCGGTGGAAACATTAGGATGACATGCCCCCATTTGCCTGAACCTGAGATTCCAGTAATTGCAATGCTCCAACGGGATCATTACCGGTTTTTCGAGTTTCGTTATGGCCTGAATAACCGATTGAGCGTCGAAATGCCCTTTTTTCGGGTAAGCCCAATATTCATTGGCCTCGATTTTGAAGAAATTACCCATTACCTCCGTAGAAGCGCAAACAGCATCGGTTCGTGAACCGTAATCCGGTGTTTCGATGACCGAACCGGAACCTTTGAGCCTCACCACCTTATCGAAAGAATCTATATGCGCTCCAAGTCCCGCGTTTTTAAGCGATGGGCCATGCCCCACGATTACGATATTCATGGTTTGCTTAATGAAGCCTCGTTCTTTCTTCCGATCCCATGAGTATGTTCATCAACTCCATTGTTTTCATTACAGAACCAATCAGATATTTATCGGATTTATCCAACATTTCCAGGATATCTCTGAAATAACCATCCAGTTCCAGCATATCTTCTATAAAGTAATGAATTGTCTGATCGGAAGGGTTGTTTAAAACTGCGTCTACTTTCGCAATCGCCGGTTCGACCCTTGGGGTAAGATCTGGATAATTGACTTTAAGCGCAGTCAACATTCCTCTCAAAGTCTCCACTTCTGAATAAATTTCATTTATAAGACTCAAGATACTCTCCAGTTGTCTTGCACGTCGGCGCAATATCCCGCCAGTTCATTGAAAACACGGCATTTGCCATAAACCAGATGCTCTCCCCCAAGACCGTAATACCACAGGGCCGGGTTTACATCCCCAGATCCTTTAGGCGGTTTTATGGCGTCGCACGGTATCCCCAAAGCTCCCGCTTCATGAATAGCCGTTTGAGTCAAGGAAACCACCCTATCGAGACAGGAAATGAAGTTTATGTGCCCCTCCATGTCGTTCATCGGGTCCGGCTGAATATCCAAAACTCTACCATCCGTTTCCCCATATTGAACGGAAAACCTGGTTCCACCCAGAGGCTCCAGCTTTGCAAGCAGCTCACCAAGATCGACTTTCCCATGTCTTGATTTCCACCCTACCCCTATCCAGGGCTTAGGGTATTTTTCCAGCTCCGACAAAAATTTCAGCCTGGCTGCCGGATCTGGTTTGAAAAAAGGCTTCTTCGGGAAATGGGATTTGTCTCTACGGTAAAACATGAATAAATCCGCAAGAGCCACCACAGGTACGTCAGGTTCTATATGAGACAGAACCCTTCTTGGAGTACACCTTATTCTGAAAGATCTCTCAAAGACCCTGAAAAGTCTGGGATGACATTGAAGCTCTAAAGCATCGTGTCCAAGTCTCACAATCAATTCAGGGATAGCCGACCCATATAAAATCTCATCTCCTATCCCTTGTTCAGAAGCGATTATCAGCTTATCCGTTTTCTGGCCTGTCCATTTGTTCACCGGCCCAGAACCAGGACCGCCATTCAGCCCCTGAAACGTAATCGACCAATTAGACCTGAATTCCCATCCATCCCAATTATCGAACTTTCCCTGACTGAGCCTTGAAGAACACAAATGCCACCTGAAATCCACCGGGAATGCCGAATAATCTATTCCTCCGGTCCTCTTTATAGTTTTCTTGAGAGACTTTGCAATTCGGTCAAATTTTAACTTCGAGTAATCTTCCCAATGGCAATGCCTTAAATCCTCTTTAAGCGATTCATAATCTCTTACCCATGTCTTGGTAGTGGGTCTAAACACAAGATTCGCTGTAGGTCATCCGAGGCTGTTTTATGGGTATTCTGACGTTAGTAAACACTTTCGATCCTGGAGAATATGGTCTGAAAAATGTGGAGATGGGAGGAAGTCTACTTTCCCGCCCCCAATGGGGGGTCCCCACCCCCTATCAGTTAATTCTAATAGAAGGGAATGCTAATATACTATCTGGCGTAGACATACGGATCACATACGGATCATAGGGACATCTACGGCTATAGCTTTCTGAGTGAGGGAGTGAGGGAGTGGATGTGCCATACCCATACCCATACCGGATGTACCATACCCAACATATACGACTCATCTAGACACAGCATCTAGTGTGTATCGTATATCTATATCCCTTCCACCTCATCTCTATTTCGGCTTTCCGGCCGGGTACGCCTCCATATCTTCCCGGCGTTGGCGCAGCTTGTCGGCGAATGAGCCCGGGCCAGCTAGGGCATCAACAGGTTTAGCAGGTTTAGCCGGCTTGGCTACTGGCTGAGGTGGCATTGTATGGTCAAAATCTGCTCTGTCGTGGCTCATTATGCGGTCCCTATTGGGATAGATCCGGCCCGGATCGCATCGGGGATTGCCGGCTTTGCATTGTCGGCCTTGCCGGCAAGGCGCTCAAGCACCTGGTGGGCTAACTCGGGACCGGCAAGTGAAGCAAGCTGCTCGACCAGACTATTATAGTCTGTCGGGGCCTGTGGAATTTGGGTGATATCCGAACTCGACAAAGACGGCAGCACTCGGTCCAACAAACATTTTGCGGCAGATACGGCGGCCGTACTCATTTCGAACTCTCCAGCGGCGCAGCCGGCCAGACGCTCGATTAGCATCCCGGCCTTGATCTTCGCCCTGGTTTTGTCCTGCCACTCTTTCGTGGACGTTAGGTTGCTGTTCCATCGACTCTTTTGTCGTCCGGCCTTTGGTATTCCTCGCGGCATTAGCATTTCCTTCTATTCTGATTATCTAATCTAGCTGGCATTTTGATAAACGGTATTAAATGGGACTTATATACATGACTCCCTACCGTTCATCGGAAAGTCGTGTTAGGTTCTTGACTCCCTAAGGGAGTTAAGTATACTGATTTTAGTAAATCAGACAAACCAACCGACAGGAGATAGCCCATGATTAGCTTTAATGTAAAAAGTAAGGATGAAGCGCGTACTATCAGCAAAATTGCGCATCGAGCTGTTGCGATGGCAGCAAGTGCTGGCTTTGAATATCCAATGATGGACGCGGATATGGATATTACCGCTACACACGTCAACGGTTGTCCGCTCAAGCTCGACGCCCTACTTGCAGCAGACGAGTTTAATTTCGCGCACGATGTGTTCGGTATTCGTTGGCATATCAATCGTGAAACCGGAAAGCTGGAAGATTTATTCCTTCCAAGATTCGCGCTATGAACGACAAACTGACAATCAGCACCTTCCAGCTTTTCAAGCTGTTCCCCGACCAAGAATCGGCGCGGCTCTACTTGGAGTCGCGCCTTTGGCCGAACGGCGCAAAGTGCCCGATCTGCACGAGCAGCGAGCGCGTTACGGTTCGTAAGGACGGTTACTATCGCTGCAATACCTGCCGCGAAGATTTCACAGTCCGCACTGGCACCATCTTCGAGCGGTCGCATGTTCCGCTGCACAAGTGGCTCTATGCCATGTACCTGCTTGTGACGAGCCGTAAGGGCATCAGTTCGATGCAGTTGTCCAAGGAGATCGGCATTACTCAAAAATCCGCGTGGTTCGTGCTGCATCGCCTGCGCGAAGCCTGTGGCGCCGATCTCACGCAGTTGCAAGGCATCGTTGAAATTGACGAGACGTATATCGGCGGCAAGGAGGTCAACAAACACGAAGGAAAAAAACTCAAAGCCGGGCGCGGCGCAGTCGGTAAGGCCGCCGTGCTCGGCATGCGGGAACGCGGTGGCAAAACGTTCGCTGCGCCGGTTACCGACGTAAGTATGGACACCGTACACCGCGCGATCCAAGCGCGTGTGGCGGTCGGCTCGACGCTCCACACTGACGAGGCGTCGGCCTACAACGGCCTTGATGGCTTGTTCTTCCGCCATGAGGCGATTAACCACAGCGGCGGCGAATACGTGCGCGGCAACGTGAGCACCAACAGCATCGAAAGCGTGTGGGCGCTGCTCAAGCGTGGTGTGCATGGCGTCTACCATCACCCCAGCCGCAAGCACCTGGGCCGCTACGTCAACGAGTTCGCGTTTCGCCTCAACGATGGAAACGTGAAGCGGCACACGATGGAACGGCTCGATAGTTTTGTGCATGCGACTGTCGGTAAGCGGATCACCTACAAGACGCTGACGCAATGAGCAAGAAGCCGACCGCCGTGCTGGACCGCATCGTGGACAAGGTTCTGTCCTATAGACCGAAGCCAAAGAGCAAACCGGCCAAGAAGCGGGCCCGCCGGAAGAAGAAAGCTCAACGGGAGTCATCTATATAATTCCCTATTAAATCTCCGACGGGCGGTAGTAATTTGCCGATTAGTGGCGCACATGGATATGGTAATCCGTGCTTTAATTATCTTGTACCTACGTACCCTATAGGAGATTTATCATGAAAACCCCCATCACGTGCCCGGTCTGCGAAGACTCGGCATGCGAAACAAAATCGCTACAGTGCGGGACCAGCCACGCAGAAGGAGAAGTGACTGCGAGCTGTACGCCAGAAGTAGCAGAATTTATTGATCCTACAGGGACGCTACGTAAGAGCGGCTTGCTAGTCGTCGAGGCCTAGTCACGTCTCCCTGCCCCTGCGTGAGCGGGGGTAGTGGGGCGAAGTCTAGCTACCGTGCCGGCGGGTTCCGGCCCGAGCTTACCTCAACTGAATGTCAGTTAAGGCGCAGCCTAAGCCACGCACGCCGGCGCGTAGACCGGCTGAGCAATAACCCTAGAGGTAAGGAGTGCAACCATGAAGGCGATCAAAACGACTTACAGCGGGCCGACAAATACTCGCGGGTCGCGAATTACCGCCTGCGATATGGACGGTAACCGCATAACGGTCAGTTACCCATATAACTTTTCCGGCATGGATTGCCACGCAAAGGCAGCTTGGGCGCTTTGCAAGAAAATGGGCTGGACTGGGACGCTTCACGGCGGAGCCCTGAAGCGCGGCTATGTTTTTGTCTTCGGCGACGCCCTGGGGACTTATCGAATCAAGTAAGACAGATTCGCCTCTGTTTGTAGGCTTGGACTTGTGCGGAGGTTAAACTGACAAAGCCCACCGTTTGCCGGGATCGAATATCCGGCAACTATCAACCTTTGGAGATAGCTATGACCAAAATCATCGACCGACTGAACCAATGGCTATTTAGGCCGACGCGCGAAATGCTTGAGGATCGAATCCGCGACTTGACCGAGCGGCTATATAGGGCTCACGTCCAAATAAAGCTCATGGAAACCGAGCGCGAGCGGATCAGGAGCGACCTAAAACAGCTATCACAGGAATTTGTCTTTACCACAAAACAGGCCGACTAAGGAGGCTATATGGACATATCAAATTTCGACCAGTTACGTATTATCGCCGGACCTTTCCAGTTTGTCCGGGTTTTGGAGCAGGATGGCTACCCCTTCGCCATTCCAGGCGGCGGGCACATGGAGCAGCATAAGCTCATTGCGCGGCTATATGAGATGGGTTACAAGCCCACATATAAACAAGTTTCGGTCATAAGGAGAATCTCGGACAAGGATGGTCTCGGACAAGTGAAAATCACCAATAAAAAGCCCCTAAAAAGGGGCTAAAGTACCACTGGGAGGAGACGGAGATAGTCCTGCGTATGGGAAATTATGCACTTTTTACTTATCAAGTCAAGCGCGGAATCCCAAAGAAAAGCCCCGGCTGTTTAGACCGGGGCTTTGTTTTTTGCACTTCCATTTCTGGAGTAGGTGTGCAATAGTCTATCTGCGACGAAAGACGGGTCTACTATCCTCGTTAATTAACCCCCCGTCAAGTCCGCCGGATCCGCCCGTATGCGGAGCCTCGATTGACAGCGTTCCGTAGGCACAAAAACGGGAACCTGCCGGCGACCACCCGGAATAATAACTGGCAAAACAAATACCGGGCGAGTGTGACCCATAACACCCGGGCCCATACGGTGACCCATTGGGTTAGGTAAATCGCGGTTCCGGCGAATGCCAGATAGCAGTAACCGGAATTAGTCTGCGAGCCTTAAAATCGCAGAGAGGGGATCATGGGGAGGCAACCCGTGAGGGCGCAAGCCCGAGGTACTGAGTATCCTGTAAGCGGCCTCGCTAAGCCGCCCGGCTTAAACCGGAGGAGAAAAGGGTGAAACTATGAGGACTATATGGTCGGACACATGACAGATGCGGAAGTAATTGATTGGCTGGAAACCAGGCTTCTTTTCATACATGAAGTTTCTCATGCCAGGTTACCGTTTGAATTGGCATGGCTAAATAAAAATGGGATTCAGCGCATTATGCGCGGGCTTGGTCTCCGCGACTGTGTTCTTCGTGCAATTAAAGAAGATGCCCTGTTATCCGACGAACGGTAGTTGATTTGGCTATATGGCTAAGTATGATTGATGACGGTTGGCAGCGTTCCTATTGATGTCGTAGACATCATGCAAGCCACGCAGGGTTCTAGAGCCTGTGCCCTGCCGGAAAAAGGGTGGTGGGGGCCGAATTGAATTAGAGGGTGCAATGCCATTTTGCGAAAAATGCGGTACCAGGCAAATTAAAGAATGGACTGATCGTTTTAATTCCGAAACAGGAAAGAAAGAGTATAGGTTTATTTGTTCTATCGATCCGTGTGGGCACGGTCTTCACGACGAAGAAATTACCACCAGTTGTAATCCATTCAAGCCTGATTGCATATGTAAAAGATGCGGAAAATCTTCTTACTTAGATGACTAATTATATAAAAATTACGAAGGCTAATTTGATTCTCCCAAAAGGCGAACCAATATATTCGGAAATGACGACTTCTATTGAAATAGAAGATGAATCAGGCGGTTGTTTCGTTGTTGTTCGGCAATTTGCCAGCGAAAAAAGCGGGAGAATATCTATTGACGAAGATGACTGGCCCAGCATTCGGGATGCGATTGATGAAATGATCGCATTATGCAAACAACTTAATTCAACAACTTGAAAGGAGATTTTAACATGACAGAAAATCAGCGTGCGGTGCTTGTGACGACCACGCACCGTGGCGTATTTTTTGGGTATGCGGAAAAAACCGATGGAGAGACTATTAAGTTAAGCCGCGCCCGTAATTGTATCTACTGGCACGGGATCAAAGGATTCCTAGCTTTGGCCGCGTCGGGGCCAACAAAGGAATGCCGGGTCGGTCCTCCTGCGGATATTGAATTGCGGGGGATTTCGTGTGTTGCCGAATGCACACCGGAAGCCGTTGCGGCTTGGGAAAAGGGGTATTGGTAATGTGCATTTTGCGCGGAAGCCTTTCCTCTGAAATGAGGTTGTTGTGCGGCTACGGCACCGGCGACGGCTACGGCGACGGCGACGGCAACGGCAACGGCTACGGCTACGGCACCGGCGACGGCTACGGCGCCGGCGACGGCAACGGCAACGGCTACGGCGACGGCAACGGCAACGGCTACGGCTACGGCACCGGCGACGGCTACGGC